GTCTTAGAATCTACTTCGACTAGATAATTTACATCATCGGACCATTGTTCTGATATTAATTTCATTTTTACCTCTTATTTCTCGTCAAAATGTACGACTGTTGACGGATCACCATATGAAGATTTACCTCTAGCGATTCTATCAAAATCTCTTAAATTCTTTTTAGTACCTGTCATTACTATTAATGAATCATCTCTACCATGATTGAATGTAACTTTTAGTTTCATCATTCTACCACCCTGTTTAAATCTATCAATTTCAGGTTTTTGCATTTTCTTAACTCTATAAGTAATCATAGCTTCATGAAGTGAATCATCTTCTTTGACTATTGAGTCTTCTGCTTTTTCTCTAAACTCTCTCCAAAGACTTACACCCTCGTCAATGTCTTCACCCATAAGTTTAACAAACTGTTCAGCTGACTTCTTAGCTGTAGCCATGTCTTTAAAGATACCAAGTTCTTCAAAATCTCTAGCTGACTTAGGTTTGACAAATACACGAACTTTCTTAGAACCTTTCTTTTCAGCGTGATACGCGACTTCTGTTTTCTTAATTTTAGTAGAAGAAATATGATTCTTCTTATCTTGTTTATAAGTAACTTCGTCTAATTCTTTTCTAAGTTCGTTAAAAGTTTTCATTAGTCTTCTTCTGTTTTAGGTTCGTTATTCATCCAATCAAGTTGCATCTCAACTCGTTTTAAATCAATAGCATCTAGTTGTTTGTCTTGCATGATCGTCTTAAAAGACTCTCCAGCTTCAATGTTGTCACCATTAACAACTTGATCTACAAAATTTCTAGTTTTACTTTCCATTATATTCTCCTATTAAAATCCCATATCGTCTTCACCATCTTCTGAACCACCTTCATTTTCAATCTCTTTATCGATATCTTTAATCTCGGCTTCTGATTGTCTAAGAACATTTTTTCTTATCCAAGCTTCAGAATAATACTTACCAACGAATGCGTCTAAATCATTCAGCGTTGATACTCTTTCTCTTAGTATCTCAGCTTCTTTGAGTTCTACAAAATGACCATCTTTCTGAAAGTCATAACTTATGTACTCTTTTGACTTCTTCCAATCATCTTCTGATACTATTTTCTTAAGTAACAGTTGAGTTCTTAGAATGTCGTCAAATACCTTAGAGAATTTAACTCTAAGTCTATCAACGAATCGTGAAAACTTCACTTCATCTCTTGATATTTCAGTCGCTCTACCAATAGCGAATGAATTCTCTTGTTCTAATCTTGAAACAGGTACATTAAGAGACTTGTACAGTTTCTTTTGAAAATATAAAATATCTTCAATCTCACCTAGATTCTGACCACCTGGTAGTGTCGTAATCTCTGTGCCTCGACCACCTTCTCTACGAGGTAACCAAAAATCTTCAAGCATATTCATATGCTTTCTATCGTCTTTAACTTCACCTGTATCAGCGTTATACACTAACTTGTTACGATACGCTGTTTGTACTTCTTTTAAATACTGTTCAGCTCTCGCTTTAGGTAAGTTACCTACATCAATGTAGAAGATTCTTCTCTCTGGTGCTCTTGATATTCTATAAATAACTAGAGCGTCTTCTAACATTCTTAGTTGGTTTACAGACTTCATAGCCTTATGTAAATAACCAACTACAACTTTCTGATTGTAATCAAGTAAACCTGAGGTTACATGAGTTACAGCATCAGAAGAAATTTTAACTGTTTGACCTGTGTTATTACCTGACTTATCGAATCCTTCATTGTTAAAAAGAAAATACTCATTCTCTTTCTGAATGACTTCAACACCTGTCTTCTCGTCTTTCTTCTTTTTGATCTCTCTAATCTTTCTGATTTTTTGAGGATCAATCGGTCTTAAACCTTGAATTCCTGATTTTTCATTATTAGAATCTACCATCTTATGAAAGTAGAGTCTACCATCAACATACCATTTTCTAAATATGTCATGTCCTAACTCACGGAATCCTAGTAAGTCAAGAACTACATTAAACTCGTCACGAATCTTATCTTTGATACCATCTGAAAAATGATTAACTCTATCTAAGTTAATCGCTACAGGTGCATCTAAATCGTTTGAAGATATCGATTCGTTAATTATATCTTCAATAGCACTGTCACATTCAGGAACTAGAGACATTGTTCTGTATCGTGCAACTAGGTCGGCTTCGGTTTTTATACCACCTTCCATGTCAACGAACTGACCAATGACTCCACCTGTGGCCGCGAAACCACCCATTCCTTGGTCCTGCCCTATTTCTATGGCTGTACCATCGTTTTGAGGCGGGACGAAGCTCTTTACATTAGGAGCCTCGTCACTCTTTTTCCTCTTTATTTCTAATCCAAATAATTCCATACTAATATTTATAACACACTAAAAGCGTTCTTTAAACAACTCTTTCAAAGTGAGAATATTTGAATGTTACTTCAGTTGTTGTGATTTCTTCACCACCAGCTGCATCCATTTCGATTGCCGCTATAGTTGTAGGCCACATATTGAAAAATTCATATGTTGCTACTACTGAATCATCTCTCCCTAACTGAGAAATAGTTGCCTTGTCTACCATATAATCGTATCCAAGTTCTTCAACTGTAGAATCATCCATAGGTACAATAGTACCCATCCATTGTTCTAAAGCTGTTCTAGCAGAAAACTCTGAATCATTATAGATACCAACAGTCCAATCTTCGAATGATCTGTTACCAGCTAAGTTGAAAGTAAGTCCTCTATGAACTATTTCTACAGGCTCGATAGTTTGTCCGGGTAATGCTGCAGTCTTACATAAAAACTGAATTTTGTTACCTGTTCTCGGTATGAATACCTCGAATCTATTAGCCCTTAGACCAGCACCTACGAGGTTTGCTTTAAATTGGTTAATTGTTGCCATTTTTTACCTCCCTTATAAGTTTGTTGCTGATTCTTGTACGCCACCAGGAGCTCCATAGACTTCTTCGAAATCTACACCACTTCTTGATGCTACAAAAGTTAAAGTTATGAAGTTGATTGATCTAGCCGGCTTCACAAAGATTGAAGCTACGAACTGAGAAGCGTCAACAACGCCTGCAGTGTTATTTGTTTCATCACAGATTACTTGGAAATCATAAATTCCTCGTCTGCCTTGAACTTGTCTTAAGAAAGGTTCAATAGCTGCTCTGAAATTAGCTCTTGTAAATGAATCGTTAAATTCAAATAGTTGGAACTTAGCTGCTGTTGAGATAGCTTTCTCTAACACTATGAACAATCTACGAACATTAATTCTTGAGAAAGCACTTGAGTCATTAGCTGCTAGTGTCTTGTCTCCGAATAATACTGTTCCTTGTCCTGAAAATGTAACAACTGGATTAACTCTAGCTCTATAGAGTAAATCTCTATCAGCTTTTGTAGGGTTAAACGCTAGTTTAGTTACACCGAAAATTTGACCACGATTGAATCCTGCTGGTGAATACCATGCATCATTCGTAAAATCAGTTCTAGCACATAGACCAGCTACTGAACCGTTGTCTGGTACATACACATATCTGTCATTGTACCTATCGTATTGATATAACCAATTTGAACTCATTACAGCGTAACTTGAACCATTCAATGTATCTGCTGTTGCTTTTACATTAGTTGCTCCAGAAACTCCAGAATCTACACAATCAGATTTGACTGGTGAGAAGAATGCTACGCAATCTTTTCTATCTTCTGCTATGTTCATTAATTGATTATAGTAGCTTGTTGCTTCGGCTCTTGTTGTTACAGCAGTACCACTTCCGTTGTCTGCTTGAGGTGAACCTGAAATTATTAAGCTTATATCTTGATTATCTGCACTACCAAAATGTGTATCCCATGCAGTTATTTTTTGAGATGTTGTTGGTTGATTTCCATCTGCACCATTAGTGAAAGATAGAGAATCAGGTAAAGTACCTGTTCCAAAAGTGACTCCCGCAGCTGGTGAACCGGCTGATCCCATAGTAGAACTATGGTCTAACCAGTAAACATATTCGCTTTGGTTTTCAATAACTGTAACATAGTAGTTAGTTGCACCGAAGTCATTCTTAGCATCTGAAGCTTTAGATAACGCTTCAAATTTTTCTAAGATTGTTCCAGGAGTACCTGAAATTTCACCATCTTCGTCAAGAACTACGATATGTAACTCGTCTGTAACACCAGCACTAGCTCTTCCAGCAGCGTAAGCTGAGGTACCAGGTGCTCCGTTAAATTGACGCGCAAATTCCCACTCTCTTGAGACAGACGCACCACTTGAAACAGCGGCTGTCAATCCTTGAGTAGAATCGTCTTCTTGTGCAATTGTAACTGTTGCGGCTCCGGTTGACCCAGAGTCAAAAGTAATTGCTGATATTTTATATCTTGTAGTATCTGAACCAATAGCTGTAATAATGTCACCAACTATGAATTTTTCACCTAGAGTTACTTCGATTGAAGTACCAGCTAAGGCTGAAGTTCCATTAGTTGTTGTAACACCAGATTGAGCGTATGGATTGGCTCCACCACATACTGAAACTTTAAGTGAATTACCTAAAGATCCAGCGTATCTAGCACCATAATTTCCAACAGAGGCTGCACCCGTGTTGTAATTATCGCGATAATGAGTTAAGTTTTTGATTAACAAAGACTGCCCACTTGTTGTTGTCGCGTTTACCATACTGGTAGTCGCGATTCTAACTACTTTTAAGTCTATCCCGTAATCCAGAAAGTTAGCAGCAGGATAAAAGTGTTCTGCAGCGATATCTGTATTAGCGGGTTCCCCAAAGGATTCAACAAGTCCTTTATTAGAACTTACTGTGGTAACTTCTTCGGCTGGACCCCAACCGAAATAACCACAATATGCTCCTGTAGAACTTGAGACCGCAGGAATAACATTAGTAGCATCTATTTCTTGAACCTGTACACCAGGCGAAACTTGAAATGCCATGTTTATTATCTCCTTATTATTTTCTATAGCTATAAAAAATATTGTTTATTAAAGTTATGATAAGACTAATCTCATCATTAACTAGTATTTATAATTTAGTAAATGTTCACATCATCAACAACTGTCCAGACATCTCCACCTTCTTTGTAAGTGACTTCTGTTTCCGACCCGTCATCAATGATTCCGAAAGGTACCATGTCATCATCAATCATTTGTTGTTGTTCATCATATAACATTTTCTTTAATTCTAAATCTGTTAAACTCTGAAAGAAAGGTGTTGTAACGAACCATGAAAATAGTACTAGATTCATGACTAAATCATCATGATTACCACCATCGGCTTCGTATGATATACCTTTACCAACAAAAGTTACCAATTCATTAATTGTAAACTTATCGATTACTCTTAATTTGTTTTCTTCCATTAATTCTTTGAGAGTAGAACAACCTATTTGTTTAACTTTTCGTGTCATTGTTACACCGATACCACTAGATTTTACTGAGGATTGTGTAAATACATTCGGATATTCTATATCATAATGAAGACTATTACAAACTATTTGACCTTGATCATTATTTTCAACTACGACTAAAGCTTCATTATACATAGTAGCGAATCGAGCTATTATATCAGGAAACAGTAGTGGTGATATCATATTATCTCGATATATACCAACTTGTTTGAATGGTTTTTCTGTAATATCAAATATAGAGAATGTAGAATAATCTTGACCTCTACCTCTAGCTACATCAACTGTCATAATGTATTGATTGTCTTTTCTAGGTTCTTGATATAAATGAACATTTTCTTTAGTCCATAACGCGTCATGACTTTGTAATCCTAATAAACAGTTAGCACTAATTAAAGTATTACCTGTACCAAGAAATGAGTTTCCAAATTCTTGTTCAAATTGTAATTCAGAAGTGTTAGCTATTGTTTGTTTTTTCCAATTTTCATCTCTACCAGGTACATCCCACCAATTAATTGTATATGGTTGATATTCATTCTTTCCGTTTTGAGCACCTTCATATAACTTATGATACATATTACCGATACCATTAGCTGTAGAAGTTATAATTACTTTCGATTTACCACCTGATGTTACTACAGGATATGTAGAAGTGTAGAATTGTTCAGCGTTATCTACGAATGCGAACTCATCAAGATACAGTAGATTTACTGAAAGACCACGAATAGAGTTAGCACCTGTAGCTGAAGCTATGATTCTACTATCATTTTCGAATTCGATTGAACCTTTGTTCAATGTCTTTGTACCTGGTTGTAAAAAGAAAGGTACATGCTCTAACATAGTTGTTATACGAGCTAACATCTCTCTAGCTGTAGAACCTTTGTTAGCTAGAATAGCGATTGTTTGTTCTGGTTGAAATAGAAGATACCAAACTAGATAGGCACAAGTAGTAATAGACTTACCAGATTGTCTACAAGCTAGTACAATACTAAAACGACTTTCATCAAAGTGTGTAATAAGATCGTCTTGATATCCTCTGAGTTTAAATGGTACTAGACCTTCATCTAGTGAAATGATCTGAATATAGTTTTCAATAAAGTGTGTAGGACTTTCCATACACTTCTTGTATTCTAGTATTTCTTCTTCTGTCCATTCAGACTGAACGCCTGCTCTTTTGACATTTATGTTACCTAAGTAACCTTCATTCTTGTGCATTATTTCTTAACAACTTCTGTAATTCAGCTGATGAACCGACAAATAAGTTGTTCTGAACTTTATCAGGCATGTTATTATCTTTGTCTAATTCTTTCATCTTAGCTTGTAAATCGATTAATTTTTCTGTTGTTTCTCCGACTGTTTTGATTAACTGACCAGCTACTTCATACACTCTAGGATGTTCTGACTCTTTAGCTATGTCTAAAATACCTTCGATAGCATCTTGACCTCTTTCTACTAGACCATAGAAGATTTCTCTCGAATATTTGTAATCGTTACCTTTGTCTTGATCATTAGATGTTAAACTAGGTAGATTCTTTTCGGCTTGTACGATTTCACCTTGTATGTCAAGGAGATCGTCTAATTTTTGATCGACTTTACTCATAATATGTATTTAGTTATTTCGGATCGCTTTCTTTATCGTCTGAATATGTTACTGTAGGTTGTTCAAACCATTCTGTTACTTCATTATATGTTATATCGTCATCTACTTCGGCATCTGAAGGTATTGGTGTTACTACTTGATTAACTACTCTACCCGCTGTTGATGTATCTACAATTTCATCTGACCCTTTTTCTATGTAAGTTCTAACTTTAGCTGTTCTGATAATCTCTGAATCTGTAACAGGTCCAAAGATGTAATTTTTCATAGTAAATTCTAAAGTATATGTTAATGATTGTCTTGTTTCTAAATCACCTTCGTATGTATCTTCTTGAGAAACACTATCTAAAATAATCGGTACATCTCGTTTATCACCCATACTCGGTACAGTATTAATTGAAACTGTATAATCTGGTGTGAAATATGGTAGTATTTGTTCTATAATCTGTAAACCATCGTCTGTATTTTTAACTAGTATACTAAGTTGAAAACCAAAATTGTATGGTGCTGGTGAATATTGATAATTCATTTTTTGTGGATTAGAAGAATCAGCTGATCTAAACATTGTTTTCTTCGTTAATTTTCTACTACCATCATATTCAATAGAGGTTAATTCGAAACCCATTCTTGGTAATGATATAGCTGTCTTTTTAGATACAGGGTCTAATGAAGATTGTAAACGAGCTATCCATCTTGAACGAGGTCCATATGCTAATGGAACAGGTATAATTTTCCCGTCTGTTCTTTTAATTGTAATGTTATTAAACAATGTTCCAAATACTGAAACAGCTCTTTTAATAGTTGAATGATAAAAATGATTACCTAACATTATGTAGCATCTCCAAATGGATTAGATTCTGAGAAATCAATAATTCCGTCAGCATCTGTTTCTATGTCTAAATTAAACGCTCCAGGATCGTTTGACATTTCTTGAGTTTCACCTAAACTATTAACACTTCTTCTTGACGCTAGACTATCTTCAAGTACAAGATGATCTAATTCTGTAGCATCAATAGATGTACCAGTTTCTAATGAAATACCTGAACCTTGAGTAAATGTTTCAAGTTGAATTCTATCTGTACCTGTTGTACCATCTGTTATATCACCTGGTAGTGATACACCCGCTGTATAAATTTCAAAGTCAATATAGTATCCTTCTTGACCTGTACCACTTAAAATGATCTTATCGTTGTCTAGTGAATCCTCAGCGAGTATATGACCTTGAGAAGTATCTGTAAGTTGGAATGTCTGATATGTACCTGTTGTGTCATTAGATTCTATCTTACCGATTGAAAGTTTGTTTGTATCTTCTGCCCACGCTGCTACAACACCTGAAACAACTATAGTTTCTGTAATTTGTTGTGATACAGATTCACCTACAACAAAGTCTCTTAGAGTTG